TATATTTCTTTCGGTCTCTTTTCTTTTTTTTTTTTTTTTCTCTATACCATTTTTTATTTTGCTCTCTTATCTTTTCTTTATTTTCTTCCCTATATTTTTTACTATATTCATTCATCTTTTCTTTATTCTTTTCATAATATTTTTTATGATAAAGCCTTCTGGCTTCCTTTTTTTCTTCTTCCGTTTTATATTTTTTTCTCATAATATATGATATTTTTTACATTGTGGCGTTATTTGAGGCCATATCAAATATAAAACTTATTAATTTCAATAACAACTTTTTTTTGTTTTTCTTAGATATTTATTAATAAAAGAAAAAAATGGTAGTACGTACATATTTTGATAGAAATAACACACTTATCTACAATAGCAAGGTGAATGTTGGTAGAAACCCAATCACCGAATTATTCTATGGTGGTATAGGTGGAGAACAACTATATACTAGGTTCATATTTCAATTTGACGAAACAAGACTAAAACAATTCTATACTGGTGGAACATTCACCGATTTAAGTAAATTAACACATACTCTTAGATTAACAAATACAGGTGCATTCGATGCACAACTATTAGGTCAACCAACATGTAATGGCAAGAAAAGAACTTGCTCATTTGACTTAATACTTTTCCCTGTTACACAAGATTGGGATGAAGGATGTGGATATGATTATGATAACTGCACATACATCGGACAAGGTTCGCAATCATTTGAACCTTCAAATTGGTTTGATGCACAAACAAATACAAGTTGGTCAGGTGGAAGTGGTGTATATACAGGTTCACCAACAGTGTTAGTAACCCAACACTTTGAACAAGGCGATGAGAACGTTGAAATGGATATAACAAGTATTGTTAATGGATATCTAACTGGTGATACCAATTATGGGCTGGGTTTAGCATTTACAAGAACATTAGAAGAAACTGAAACAAGTGAATATCAATATGTAGGATTCTTTACAAGACACACACAAACATACTTTGAACCCTATGTAGAATCAATATATTCAAATCAAATTAAGGATGATAGGAATAATTTTTATTTAGATAAAAATAATAAACTATATTTGTATGTGAATTTAGGTGGCCAGCCAACCAATTTAGATTCAATACCTGGTGCAATAGTTAGAGATACAAATGATGATGTATTTTCAGCCTATACACCTAGTGATGTAACTCATGTAACAAAGGGTGTTTATTCGATTGATATAAACGTTCCAACAACATCAGCCAATACTGATTGTATGGAATTTACAGACACTTGGACAGGTATTACAATAAATGGGATAACAAGACCAGATATAGAATTAGATTTCATCTTAAAAGATAGTTCTGATTATTATAATATTGGTTATGATGATATGCTACCTAAAAAAGTTGGTGTTAGTATAAGTGGTATAAAGAGTGATGAAGATATATATAGGGGGGATATTAGAAAAGTTATTATATCAGCTAGAATACCCTATACTATTGAACAAAAACAATTAGTAGACTCTATAAAATATAGACTATATGTTAAAGAAGGCAAGAACGAATATACCGTAGTAGATTTCCAGGATGTTGAAATGGCTAATAATTACAATTATTTCTTATTAGACACCGAAAGTCTTATTCCAGGCATTTATTACATAGATATAAAGGTTGAATCTAACTTAGAAGTGACAACCACAAAAGAAGTAACTAGCTTTAGAATAGTTAGTCAGAGTGAATTAAGAAATAACAGCTATTAAAAACCCTAAAATTATGGCAACTTGTACTTGTAAAGATTGTGATTGCGGTGGAGTTTGTAAAGAAACTTGCACTTGCGATTGTTGTAAAAAATGATTTAAATGAAAAGAAATGTTTTAGTAACTGGCGGTCTTGGCTACATTGGTAGCCATACCGTAGTTAAATTAATTGAAAATGGGTATACCCCAATCATCATTGATAATTTATCAAATTCAAATCTTGACGTATTATACGCAATTGAAAAACTAACCCAAACAAAACCCATTTTTTATAAATCTGATGTTCGAAATAAAATAGGTGTAGCAAGTTTATTTAGAGAGTATGACATATCAGATGTTATACACTTTGCCGCTTTAAAATCGGTATCTGATTCCATAAACAAACCACTAGAATATTACGATAACAATTTAAACGGAACAGTTTCATTATTAACTGCAATGAAAGAATGGAACGTTAAAAACATGATATTTTCATCGTCATGCACCGTTTACGGGGAGCCAAAGGTTTATAAGGCCATAAGTGAAGAAACACCAATACAGTCACCAAAGACACCCTATGGTATGACAAAGTTGATGTGTGAAAAAATACTTAAAGATACAAGTGAAATAAATACCGTAGCTCTTAGATATTTCAATCCAATCGGCAATCATGAATCTGGTCTTATATTTGAAAATCCAAATGGTGTTCCAGAAAATCTTATCCCATATATAACTGGTGTTATTGAAGGTGAGTATGACCATTTAAGAGTTTTTGGAAATGATTATAACACGCCAGATGGTACAGCCATAAGAGACTACATTGATGTTAATGATTTAGCTGAAGCACATGTAAAAGCATTAGACATTGTTGGTGAACAAGAACACAATGTTATAAATGTTGGAACAGGGAATGGATATAGTGTTATGGAAATAATTAAAGCCTTTGAAAACGAAGGTGTAAGTGTACCTTATAAAATTTATCCCAGAAGACAAGGTGATATAGAAAAGATATATGCCAATATTGACAAAGCGAAAAATGTTATGGGCTGGGAACCCAAAAGAACCATCACAGATTCAGTTAAATCAATCCTAAAAAAACGCCATATAAAGGCTTAAAATTTTAATTTAATGTGATTGTATCACTAATACATTAAAGTAGCTTAAATACCGAAATAAATAAGTTATATAAATAAAAAAAGGTCAGAAATTAATCCGACCTTTTAATTTATGTTAAATAAATTCTTACTCACCAGTACTATTACCACCTTCCCAACTAATAGTCCATGTAGGTATAATTTGAAGATTTGATTTAGATACTTTAGTATCCGTACTCTCTATAAGCTCATAACCATTATCCAATAATATCTTTGCTTCAATATCTGTTAATGAGGTAACTTCAATAGAAAATACACCTTTACTTGCTGCATCTCTAATAAGTGTATCCAATCTTTTACCAGCATATACTTTAATCGCTTCTGTATGCGCAGATGCCGCACTTATAATACTAATTAAACTATTAGTTGTTATATATGTGGTATCCACACCAGCTAAAGAAGCTTCTAATTTTGATAATGTATCCGCAGCTGTTGTTGTTGCTTTAGAAATAGTATTTTTATCATCCTTATATTGAGCAATCAAATCACCGATTGTATCATATTCGGCCTCCAATGCTGCAAGTTCAGCCTTTTCTTTAGTTAAATTTGTTGCACCATACGTTTCAATAATTGTATTAGATTGGGTTACTTCTTCTTTAAGGCTTAATACAGCATCACTTATTGAATCATTAAACCCAGCCGTTAGTGTGGTTTTTTGTGCCTTTGTTTTTGTGTTAAAACCTGAAAACGTATCTAAAACTTCACCAGTTTTTAGTGTTTGAACACCATCCTCTGTATCTAATTTTGTAAAATCAACCAGTTCAGTATTTAATGTTGATTGATAAGTCATAAAAGATGGTAAATATTCAACAAATAATTTCTCAAATGTTGGTTTATAATCTTCTATTGCTTTGTTAAAATTAGTTTTTGTTGCATCAGTTATGGTTGTAACCGATTCACCAGCAACAGTACCACCAGCTTCAGCACTAATGTCACCACTTGTAGTTACGGATATGGTTTGACCAATATAGTCTGCTCCAGAAGAAAAATTAACAGTAATTCTAGCACCCCCTTCAAATGTTGATGTAAGTGTTGCCGTTATACCCAATTCAGAGTTTCCGTTATATGTATTAATAGCTTGAACTAAACTACCTGCTGTGTCAGATATAGCTTGACCAGGCTCGGTTACAACACCAGATTCAGCAATTATACCTAATTCACCAACTAAAACTGCTGTAATACTACCACCTTCTTCAGTACCACCCCCATTTATATCAAATGTTACTGACGCACCAGAACCACCACTAGTTTCAGTTGCAATAACCAAATCTCCACTATTAAGCAATTTATCAATATATAAATTTAAAGAATTATCAGCATATCCAGTTGCATTAGTTATAAAATTATTATAATTATTAACATTTTCATTAGAAAATGATGTACCTAATGCATCAGTTGCTGAACGAACTCCTGAATCTTCAATTTCAGCAGCTGTCTTAGTTCTAATATTTCCAACTACACTTGCATTGGTTTTTAAATGAAAACTATCCACAGAATCTTTTAATATTTCTGCTCCAATAACCTCTTGACTTCCACTATATATCAAACCACCTAAATTACCTCTTCTTGTTTCAAGAGTTGCTATTTCGGTGTCTAAATTTGAAGTTGTTAACCCAAGAGACCTTTTTGTTAATTTTGTTAGGTTATTTAAATTTGCCATTTTTGTATTTGTTTTATTGGTTATTCGTTATACTAATAAATATATAAAACCTTAGATAAGTTACAAAAAAAAGCCCCAGAAATCTGAGGCTTTTTAAATTTATAAGATTAATTATTAACTATCTTAATTCAGCAACATTGAATGTTGGTACACCATCACAAGTAACAACTCCGTAGAATCTGTTGTTAACAACTTTCTTAGCATAACGAGTCATGATACCTTTTACAGGTGCAAAGTTGAACGGATTGTACATTGTAGGAGTAAGTTGCATTGGCACGTAAGGTGCGTAGATGTAACCAGTGTCTAGCAATGATTTACCTTTATGTCCAATAATCATAGATTTAGCTGGAGCATATGGGTCACGATATACTTGGTAACGACCAGATAGTGAACCGATTCTCTCAATACCCATGTTATATTGGTCTTGCTCTGGAGAAGCATCACTTACGTGGAAGTATTCTAAATCATCAAAGATAGCAGAGATTTCAGAAGAAACTACTACGAAGTTAGCACCACCTCTTAGAGTAGATTTGTGGATTTGTGCAGAAATTTGGTTAACCTTAGTGATTAGAGTTTGGTTCCAATCTTTTTGCGTATAAGCAGTAGAAGGATTAGCAGCCTTTCTCCATCCGTTGTAGTCCCATCTCAATTGAGCAGCACCAGCTTTTCTAAGGTCTCTCAAGATTTCTCTATCGATTTCAGCAGCAACTTGCTCAGAAAGCATAGCAGTTAATTCCGCTTCAGCATCGATGTTGTGGAATGCACTAACATCTTGTGCCAATTCTGGAGACCAAGTAGCTCTTAATTTTCTTTCAGTAACTGCAACAACAACTTCATCAAGTTTGAAAGAAACTTCACCAAGTTCAGTTTCAAGCTCTAGGTCAGCATATTGTGCCCAAGCAACGTCAAAATCAGTTCCAGCTACACTTAACATGTTTGTAGTACCAGCACTAAGACCAATGTAACCATCGAATGTTGCAGTACCAGCAGCTTCAACTGGAACAGTAAAGTCTAATTCAACATAAACAATACCTTCAGCATCGCAAATATCATTATATTCAACAATACCTTTACCGTATCTTTGTGTTACTAGTCTGAAAGGAATTTCATCACCATTTGCAAAAGCAGTATTACCATCCGCATCAATTAGTGCGCCACCAAAACCATTAGTAACTTTTAGAGATGCCAAAAATGCTTCAGTATCCATTTCATTACCATCTGGTCCATTCAATCTACCTTTGTCATTATTAGTTGTAGTAAATCCAGAAATAGCAAGAATAGCACTTCTAACTGAACCATCAGTAGCTAGTGGAACAGCAGCCAAAGTAGCAGCTGGAGAAAAATTACCACTAGAATCCAATGTTTGAAGTACACCAGTAGTAACATTAATAGTTAATGTACCTTTAGAGTTGTCAAATAGACCATCATCGTAGAACAAATCATAAAGATTCTTAGCTTTATAAGGTGTAACAACACAATTGCCATATCCAACACAGTTAGGTAATGCACTTTCGATAGCAGTGTGTGCAGAGAAAGTAGTATCATAAGGTGTAGCAGCATAGTTATCACCAGCAGTTCCAGAACCATCAACTCTTGAAGATGTTTGTGGTACAAAGTAGAATAATTTACCAATAGGCATGTTCATAGCCTGTACTGATACGATATCATTAGCAAGAAGTTTAGAGAAAACTCTTCTAACGATTGGGAAAACTACTGTTTCAAATGAACCAGCATCCGTAGCTGTTGCAGCTTCGGTTAATAGAGATGTTGCTTGATTTTCAAACAATTGGGCAACATTCTCCTTTACGTGGCCTTTAAGACCTTCTAGGAATCCTAGTGAATCCCATTTTGACTGAGTTTGCTGGCGGATTTGTTTCATGTGGTTTAATCCGATATTTCCAACTTGCCCAGAGTTTAATAAATGTGACATAGTTTAATTGTTTTTTAAAATTTATTATTATTTGTTTTCGACTCTTTTCATTAAGCCGATAATTCTTGAAGTTTCTCTGTCAATATAAGCAGTGCTTTCGTTTAACTGCTTAGAAATTCCAGTTTTCACTTCTTTGTTAATTTTATTATCAATTGATTCATTGATTGGTTTTCTAGAACCTAATTCATTTTGAATCGTTTTGTAAAGTCTTTTCGATTCTTTAAGAGTAGAAACTTCTTCGTCAAATCTTTTAAAGATGTTTTCTTTCTCTTTCTTAGTTGTTGAATGCTCCATGAAAAGTTTAGTAACATAAGTAAGGTTAGAATTGAAAACAACTGTTTCTGCCAACATCGTTCTAAATTTCTTTAGAGCTTCTTTGTACTCAACATTTTTTGTTTTTAATTCTTTAGATTCCTCAAGAAGATTTTTGTACTCAGACTTCATAGATTCGTACATTTCAGATTTTGGATTCTCAGGTGCTCCAATAGAACCTGGTCCGTGTGGGTTTCTGTGAGCACCAACGCTCATACCAGTACCAACACCGATTTTTTCATCCAATTCTTCCATGTCATCCTCCATTTCAACTTCTTCATCTTCGTCAACCATCTCTTCCATGTGTGAACCTTCTTCCATGTGTTTTTCTTCTTCCATATATGAACCCTCTTCCATATGTTTTTCTTCTTTCATATGTTTTTCTTCTTCCATATATGAACCTTCTTCCATGTAATCCTCATCCATTTCGATTTCATAAACCATTTCTTCGATTTCCTCGTCAGCCTCTTCAGCATCGTCAGCATCTTCAAGGTCATCAAGCTCAACGTCTTCTTCATCAGAAACTTCAACATCCATTTCCATATCCATAGGCTCAACCATTTCAGGCTCTTCCATACCCATTTCCATATCCATTTCGTCTTCTTTTTCCTCAGAATCCATTTTCACTAGAAATTCACCTGGCTCTTCAACCGAAATATGAAGTTCTTCGTCATCAACAACAACTTCAATTTCATCATTGTCTGTTAACTTTTTATAGACAGAAATTACTTCGTCATCAGATGCACCAGTCATATCAACCTCAACCTCATCAGACATTTCCATGTCCATTCCAGTGTCAGCCATAGGCTCTTCCATCGGTTCTCCAGTTGCAACGTCAACATCTTCTTCCATGTAATCTTCCTCCATATAACCTTCTTCCAAAGATTCTTTCACTAAATTGTCAATTTCTTCTTTCGCTAGGGAACGAAGTATTTCTTTTGAGTTAGACTCCAAAGCTTCTTGAATTCTTTTAGCATCCAAGATTGCTTCTTCTAAAATTGATTTTTTCTTATTTGACATTTTAATTATAATTTTTATAATATCTTTATTCATGGGTATATAATACCCACTGTAAATAAATATGTGCTTTTATATCAAAAGCACCGTTTTTACTAAAAAAAAATTAATCCAAAAGGAATTTATCTATATTTTTTAATAATTTACTTTTCTTTTCATCAACGGATTCCATGAATGGCTTGGCTTGTTCCTGTTTTTTAAACATCCAAGAACCTGGCGTACTAGGTGCCGTAACAACATCCCAACAGATTAATTCAAAATCATCTTGAACAATGTTATTACCATTTATTTCTTGCAATGAACCAACACCTCTAGATGATACACCAACCATGATTCCATTTCTAACAAGGTTAGCAACTTCATCACCCTTAGTCGATACAATACCATACTTCATAAATCCAGGTGTCATAATGATTTTCATCTTACCCATTAGCGTTTTACCATCCCACCAAGTTTCAGTTATGTTGTGAGAAATCCTATCACCAGCTATTAGTGATGAATCTGGGTGGTCCAATTCACCTATTGCTCTATTTTCTTTGATTAGTTGTTGGTAACGCTCCACTTCTCTTTCTAAAATGTGCTGTGGATAAATTCTACCGTTTCTATTCTTGACTCCCCACTTTTGTAGGACTACATATAATTCTAAAGGCTTATCAATTATTTTTGAATCTCCACCAAATTCATTAACTTCTTGTATTAATGATACATTTCTTCTATCTGTTGGGGAAATATAACCTGCGTCTTGTTCGACCATCAAACCAAATCCAGTTTGTCCAGGTTTTAAAAGTTGTAATGCGTTACCCATTTTTTATAATGATATTTATTTTTAGTTATGTTTATTAAATAAATATCACATATAAATAAAAAAGCCCAGAATAGACTTCTAGGCTTTTGTTTTTTCAAACGAAAAATACTGATTTTCAGTAAACACTTCTTTAATCACATCGTCAATTATATTCTTTAACTCTTTTTGTAAATTATTTTCGTTGAGCTTCAATTTTAGTTTTTGATACAACGTTATTTCACAATTCATGAAACTCTTCTTACCATATCTTATGCCAGATGATTTCATATCAAAATCTATTATGTATCTACCACCATAAAAGAAATCATTATTCAACTTATTGCTAACTGTCCTTCTAACCCTATTGTTTATAGTAGATAAAACTTTATCATAATCAAGCTCATCTTTTATCTTCGGATTAGCCCATGACGAAATAGAAACATAAACAGATTTAGGATTTGCATTGTCAACTGTCCCTGAAATTGTTTTATAATTTGCGTGTGTATTAATATTAATTTTTTTACCTTTTTTCCTATGCATAAACTCTTTTAGTTTATTATAATAAAAAATAAAAAAAAGTCAAATTTTTACGCCTCCAAATCATCTTTTAATTTGAAAATCTTTAATATGTCTTGCTCAAATGTTTCAACATCAAACTTTCTATCTAATAGATTTTCTTTAAGTGATAAAAGACTCTCTTTTAATGCTAAGTCAGCTTCTTTAATTTTATCATTAACTAACGTCAAGCATTCCTTAACAACATTCTTATAAAACTCTATTTTTTCACTTTCAGTAGAATCAACAACAACACCGATTAGCTTTTTAGCTGATTCACTTAATTGGTCATAAGTTTCATTATACTTATCAACAACAACCGAAGTTAAAACTTCATTAGAAACACCCAATGATTCGTTTAACTTTTTAATGGTATTAGATTTTATATAATCAGAAGCCACAGAAATACTTTCAAGTATCTTATCAATAGTAGCTGCATTTTTTTCAGTAAAAATTAAAGTAGTAATACTTTCATGCAAAGGCTTCATTCTATTTTCTTCATACAACCCCTTAAAAGAATCTACCTTGTCATAAATTAAAGTAGCTAATTTTTTATTGGACTCTAATATTTCTTTTTTAGAATACTTGTTCATTAAGGCAATATTTTCCTTAATATATTCAATAGCCTTAGCTTCGTTTTCTTCAATCTTATCTTCTATATTTTTATAGATTAAGAATTGAGTTTTAAGCACTTCATTTTCCTTAATGCACTTGATGTATTTCTTAAATACATCTTTAGTTTCAGAATTTTTTTCAGATATTGATTCTGATAACAATTCATTATATACTGATTTTATAAACCCAAAATTTTTCATAATTTATTTTTTATTAATAAATATATTGTTTTAACATTAAAAATTACTAATCCACCATTTTATCAATATCCTTAATCATGTTATTGATATCTTCATTTATTTTTAATGTTTTATCTGTTATTTTAACTCTAGTTAATACATCCTTTTCATTTGGTGAAATAACTTCAAATAGTTCTTTAAAATTATCTTCTTTAGACTTAACTTTTGTTTTACCTTTTTTAATTCTATTTTCCAAAATTAAGTTTTCTTTCTTATCAACAGATTCTTCAGTAGCAGCCACTTCAACTTCTTCCGCACCACCTTCTTCAGCTTCTCCACCTTCTTCGGCTCCACCAAGGTCTAACCCACCTTCATCTTCACCACCAAGGTCAAGCCCTTCATCACCGCCACCTTCATCACCACCAAAATCTAGGTCTCCACCACCACCGAAGCCACCGCCTCCGCCAGTGCTACCACCTTCATAAGAACCCTCTGCTCCTTCACCACCTTTACCTTTTGCTATATTGATATCACCATAAACTCTATCAACATCATCAAATGTACCAGTGTATTTAATAACTTCAGAAGTATTTTCCATTTCACCAGCTGCTGCTTTTTCTAGTCTTTGTTCTAATAAATCTTGTATTATCTCATCATTAGACCAATTAAGAATATCTCTCCTAGCTTTAGTCATTGACATAACACTAAATCCATTTCCAGCATCACTAACTGCATCTCTATACAAGTTAATCTTAGTTTGCTCTTGTTCAATTTTAAGCATTTCTGCTTGAGTAGATGGGTTGTTTAATGTTAATACAAAATTGTCCAATTCATCTTCAAATCCAAGCAAATACAAATGTAAAATAGCAATCTTATTTAATTCCATAAGCATTGCTTGTTGTATTCTATTAATAGTTCTAGCAAATCTAACATCTTGCATAGCCAAGTTCTTACCTTCACCGTTTGCTTCTTCAAAACCTAAGAATGATTTAGGAACTCTCAATGCAGTAAATAATTTTCTTTGTAAGTATTCAATATCAGCAATAGCATCCAAGTTAGATGCACCAGGTAATGTATCAATCGGATTAGGAGCATCTTCACTTCTCACAGGAATAAAGAAATCCTGGTCATTAGCCAATTGGTTATATTGTAAATCAATTTGACCAGTCTGTGGGTCAACAATTGGAGTTCTTTTAAATCTGTTAGCGATTTCATCAACATATGATGGTACATCTTCATCATCAATATTACCAACATAAATCTTATATACTCTTCTTTCTGGTGCTCTAGTTACACGATAAATAAGCATGGCATCTTCAGATAGGATTAATTGTTTCCAGATTCTTCTAGCTTTTTCTAATACACTAGTACCATATGGAAGTCTTCTATCATCACCAAGTAATCTAAAATGAGCAATTTGCCAAGAATTAAATTCCATTTCTTTTCCTCTCCAAACAAATTTAACTTTAGGCTCTCTTTCATCTTGACTAGAACTGTTAAAATTACTTGAATTATTTGGCCTTGTAAATATATCACCCTCTTTACGTTCAATTTCAAAATTTGGCAATTGTCTACATCCTGTCACACCAGCCTTATCATCAATATTTAAGAAAACAAAATTATCACCATACTTACAAGTATTTCTTGTCCACATTGGTAATGATGTATGTATATCTAATCTATTAAAAAACAAATCTTCCAAGATTGATTTAACCCTCTTAGAATCTGAATAAATATTTAGAACTCTACCCTTACTATTAACAGTAGTAGATTCTTCCATGAATATATCTAAGGCAGCAGAAATCTCTGGATAAAATTCCATGCTTTCAAAGTCAGAGTATGACCCAATACGAGTAGTTTCATAATGAACGGCTTTCTGAAAAAGTTCATTATCCACTTTTCTCCACATTCCACCCAAGTACTTATTTTGTTGCGCTTGTAATTTTGCTGTGTCATAAGCTGACTTGTCTGTTGTTTTTAATAATACATTATTGCTTATAGAATAAGTATTAGATTGTTTAGGTGGATGAACCCCATCTACCCCAAACATATTGTTAAGTCTCTGAAATATCGTTAGTCTTTTCTTCGCCATATTTTTTTTCTATTAATATAATATAAATATCAAATAAATCAAGTTTATTTATAACCACTAAACAACCATAAATATTCACCATTTGGGTCTTGCATATTTTTAGCAACCTTCGGAGTAAATTTTGGTCTAGTTACATTCTTCTTTTTAGAAATATTATTGTTATTTTTGTCTGGAACCCCAATCTTCCAACTAGACAGTATGGCCTTGTTTTGTTTCTCCATTTTTTGCAACTTTTTGAAAGAATGTTCCAACACCCATAAAGCCATACCAAATGCCATTAATAAGTCATCATGATAACCTTTCATGTGGTCAGGTCTACCGTTTCTATATACGAATGTTTTCATTTCAGAAACAGTCCTTCTTGATTTAATTTTAATCAAGTCTTCTCTAATCATTCTTTCAAGATTGGCAATCATAGGTAATCTAACACCGTTTGCATTAAATCCTGGTATCTTACTATCCTTTGTATGTGCGTTTAATTGAGATTTTTTACTGTTAAGTATTTTACCTCTTGGAACATCGTAATGCAATAATTTATATTTCATTTCCAATAACTTCAAAACAGTAGCTACACCCATACCACCAGTTATATCTACTATTGTATAAGCATTATACAATGTACCATATTCATAAATTAACTCTGCCAATAAATCTGGTGGAACCTTACCTTGATATTCCATCACTTGTTCCATAGTAGTGAAATCAATAATGACAATGGTTGATGAATCTTCACCATCACCCCTTGACACATCACTTGAAAGAATATATTCATGACCTTCAACTGGTTTTTTCCAAATCCAAAATTCTTTCTCAATACCATCAACCCATTGTGGTTCTTCAACATTGTTTTGTTCATGATATGCTATATCTTCATCAGCAATAACATTACCACCAGAACCAAGAAATGAAACATCTAATTCCTGTGCAATCTTTTTAGCATTATTGTTTAAGGTACTACACATATTCTCATACCATGGAGATGTTGGTTTGTAACCTTCCTTTATCTTTTTATCAAAGTTTTCAAATATGTATTCATACTCTTCAATCGATTCAATTACATCGCCATTTTTATCCTTCTTAATCCAATGCATACCCTTATTGTATCTTGGGTCTTCATACCACCTCATTTCAACAACATTGTAATTGTTTTTACCAGTTTTAGATTGTTCATAAGTTTTATAATACAAAGAATCCATACCGTTTGGTGTTGATATAAGCATAACTTTACCACCCGTAGCACAAGATGACATGGCAGCTGCATAAACGGCATCACCGTTATCAATAAATGCCGCTTCATCGAATACAAGATATGTAGGTGTATATCCCCTTAATGCATCTTCAGAAGTAGCAACTGCGATTATTTGACAACCATTGGGTAATTCTATTTCTATTTTTGAATTCGATACGAATATATCTCTTGATTCCTTTTCTGGAGTACCATAAAAATCATCACCCCACATCCATCTAGGCATTTGAGTTAAATAATCTTTTATACCTTTCAAAAACTTTTGAGCCAACTTAAGTTTGTTAGCAATTATTAGAATTGTTTCTGGGTTATCTGGGTCGGCTAAGGCAACCTTAACCGCCATATATGCTTGAGTTGTTGTAGATATACCAGCCTGTCTAGGTTTTGTAACTAAATTAAACCTATGATTTTCATAAGCCCTTACAACCTGTTTTTGTCTTGGGAATAGTTTAAACGGAACGAAACCACCTTGAGTTAAATCCTTTGTCTTGATATAAGTCTCAATGGTATATATAGGGTCTTTTAAACACTTTACATATTCCGTTAATATTTCTTCATTCGTTAGCATATTCTTTTATATATAAATATGCAAACCCCGTTAAAAACAAAAAAACCACCAAAATGGTGGTTTAATTATTAAAATAAGTCTTCTTCGTCAAAATAAGCATCACCCATCGCCTCTCTAAATTCTCTTTCCTTTATTTCTTCTTTCATTCCACAAAGCATTTCATGAATCATTTCTTTGCTCTTTTTGGTTCCAGAAATAATTTCTTTCATCAATGAATTAAATTCTTTTGGTGGTAACATGGACATTTCAGCGAATAGGTTATATTTCAAATCAAAATCTTCATCTGGTATAGCATTAGTATATCTTTTCCAAATTGATGGCCCCAATCTCATATCCCAAGGTTCATCTTCAATACAATCAGCCTTGTTGATAACATATTCAGCGATATTCTCTTTTTGGGGTATACCATGCGATGCTAATAACTCCATAACACCCTTACATAGTTCATGGACTAGAACTGGGAAAATAACAGCTTCTGAATTTATGATAGGTTTACTTGATGATGCTAAATCACAACTATTCTTACCACCTCTAATCATTTTGTCCATATCTGGAACTAAGAAATACATATAATCAGCAATTGACATGCACTTCTTATAAAGGTTTAATAGTCTTGGGTTGATATTCATTATTTCATCCCCAACCATATGAAACATATGATTTACTCTTTTCGCAGCACCTTGAATCATTGAATTTAAAACCCTTCTCTTACTAATTTCATCATTGGTATCCGTAAGTTGTTCATAATCATCAAATTCAAAATCATCATATTCATTTATATTTTCTTTACTAATGATACCTTCATCAGTTATTTCACCATTAAACGATGCGTTAATATCAACAGCACCTTCTGGAATTTTAAATTCATCTTTTATCATCTTAACTGCTAATTCAGCTAATTCATCTCTATGCTCTTCTTCCAATTGAATTATTTCATAAATCAAACTCATCTGTTCGACTATTATTTCACTAGTTATATCATCAGTTTCATAGGCCGATTTACATCTTTTTGAAACTTCATCAAACCTTTCTTCCAATAATGTAAAAGGTACAACCTTTTTATCGTGGAAAATATCACATCCAGCTAATGAATATTCTTCACATTTTAATTGCTCAATAATCTTTTTGTTAATCTCGTTAAAATTCATTTTAATTATTTTTTTAATATGTATGTGTATAATAAGTGGAATCCAACCACATTTAATAAAATAT